GTTCAGCGCCTGCTGGTGCCGGTGCTCGCACTCAAAGCAGATCTTCACGCCGCCTGGCTGGCGCAGAATCTCTCGAGGGTTGCGCGGCTTCTGGCAGTACGGACACTTCTCGGTGATGACGAAGAAGCTCATTTGGTGTTCTTGACCACTCCAGAGGCCTCGGTGATGGCCTTGCCCTCGGGCACGCCCTTCGCCAGGAGTGCGTTCGCCACATGTTGCCACTGGCGAGCCTTCCGCGGACTGCCGGCCACCCGCTTGGTTTTCTTAACGGCGTCTTTTGCTGACCAGGGCATCAGTAGTCCCCGGCGTAAGAATTGGTCGCCGGTACAGGCGGCTTCGTGCGGGCCGCCAGCAGCTTGTCACGCACACTCAGGAATTCCGATGTGGGAGCCGTGCCAGGCTTCTTCTTCAGCTTCGCCGCAATCGCGGCCCTCGCCGCGGGCTTGGGCTTTGGACGCGCTATGTCATCCGCATCCGGTTCCACCGCGGGAAGCGCGGGCGGCGCTACTTTCTTTTTACTGAACATTGGCTTCACCTTCTTCCTTGGAGAGCAGCTCTCCCTGCAAAATCTCCCGGATCCTCAGGACCGTGCGCAGTGCGTAGATCTGCCCCCGCAAATGCGACGTCGTGTCCGCTCCCTGATTCCTCTCGAGTTCGATCCGCAGCCGCTCGAGTTCCGTCTCGATCCTTTCAACCAGCAGCCCATAGCCAGGCGAACGCTGTAGCTCGAGGATCCAGTCCAGCCTCTCGGAGTTGGCCGAGTCCTGGTCAACGGGTGGCACGCTTCTTCCCCTTGGCGGCCGCGTGCTGCCTGGCGTGTTTCGGTTCGGCGGCTTCCTCTTCGGGGGCTTCCTCTTCCTCTTCCTCTTCGACTGGCGCCGCCTCTTCGACTGGCGCCGCTGCTGCTGCCGCGATCTGCGCTTCGGCCTGCTCGCGTTCCTGCGTGAGTTGCTGGTGCAGCTTCAAGGCTTCCTGGGGTATCGCTCCAGATCCGCCTTCGTACTGCGCCAGGAGAAATAGAACCGCGTCTACCAGAGTTCCTGTCATCACATCATTCCGTTCTGCGGCTGCGGTGCAGCCTGTGAGCCCACCACGTTCGGCGGCATCGGTATCTGCCCTGGCACGGCAGCAGTCTGCGGGGCCACGCCCGGGGGTCCGCCGGGGGCAGCTCCAGGGGGCCCACCAGGCTGCGGAGGTTGCCCGGGAGGGCCTCCTCCGTACATCTGGACCGCGTTCTGGAAATGCTGATCCATTCGGCTCGCGAGCTGCTGCTGCGGGCTGGGGTTGAGGGCTTGCGTGACCTGCTGCATCATCGTTTGCATGAGCATCTTGGTCCGCAATTGCTGCTGGTGATCGAGGATGTGCCGCACACCGAATGCAATGGCCTGGGCATCGCGATCCGGTTGCTGCCTTTCGTCCTCGAGCTGGGCGATATGCGCGGTGATGTGCGCGTTGTCGTCGTCCTGTGGGTTGACGTGGACCTCCTGGCCCTCGAGCATTTCCACCCACTCTTCATCTGGTGTTTTCGGCCTGTCGATATCCGGCGGCTTGGGGATGATGTCGGCAAAGTCGAGGTCGAACGACTTCGCCAGCATGTACAGGAGCTGCCACATGGCGTTCGGATTGGTCTGCACCAGCGGGTTCGCCATTGCCGCCTGGTAAAACACCATCGTTTCCTGTTTCTTCTGCTGCCGGCCCCAAACTGTGACCGCAAACTTGAGGCGGAAGTCGTAACGGCCGCCGAACTCCTGAGGACCCATGAACGCGCCGCCGCGGCGCACGTCGAACAGTCCGTTAGCCTGCTCCTCGGTGACTCTGAAGAAGAGCCCCGGTTCCGTTTGCGGAACAAAAGCGACGTCGAGGTCCCACAGGTCCCCGATGATTTCTTCCATGTCCTCGCGCAGGATCGTCGCGTCCAAGTAGGCCCTGACGTTGCCTTCTTCGATGAGAGCGAGCTGACCTGTGGCCGTCCGCGGCGCGTTCGGACGGTCTACAGCTCGGCCCAGTGACTGGTCGGTGATCCCAGTCACGCGCTCGGCCAGCGCAAGAATATCCTGCTGGCGCATGATCCCGAAATCGACGCCTGGCGCCAGCTTGACCACGTTGACGGACGTAGGGTCTTCGGTCGGAATTGCAGTGCCTGGCTGCATTTTGATCGCGCCTGGCTTCATGCCGCTCCCGGGTTTGAAGAAGACGATCGGCCAGACCGACAGCTCGCCGGCCGCGGAGAACAATCTCGAGTTTGCCGTCGCATCGTCCTCGAGGTCCTCGAGCAGTGCGCCGAATCCCTTCGGGCGGTACGTGCCGTCCTTGATCAACGTCGATTCGACAAACGGCCGGCGTTTGCGCATCTTGGGGTACAGCTCGAGCAGATCCTGGCACGCGACAATCTTCCTCATGCCGGGGATGAACCGCACTACCCAATCGCTCTCCATCAGCTCGCGCCGGTCCAGGTCGTCCTCGGCCGGCGTCTGATCCTTCTGGGTCTTCAGAGGCCTCCATTTGCCGTACCACTCCCACAACCAGATCGAGCGCCGACCCAGCATGTAGGAGTCATAATCCACTCCCTCGCTCAGTTCGCGCTCGGCTCTCACCGGATCCTGCCCGGGCATCGTGTAGTCGTTAGAGACGGCCTGAGCGGCCCATTGCAAAGCGTCCTGCACGAATTTGGGCGAGCTGCATTCCTGGTAGTACAGCGAGCCGGCGCCGCGCTGTAGATCGTCCACCGTGACGCGAACCCTGCGGATGACGAAGGAAAAATCCTGAATCGATCGCACGCCGCGCTCGGGCGGCACAACGATGTCATCAGGCTCGCAGGGAAAGAACCCCGGCCCTTCGTAGTCGCATACCGTGACGCGCTTCCCGTTCTCGAGCGTGTCGAATTCCCGCCGATACCACGGACGGTAAGCGCAGCTCCAGCCGTTGACGATCCGCCGGAATTCGAACTCGCAGAGCGGGTTGATGATTTCCATCTGGTCGAACAGGCGCGACGTCATCCACCGTCCGACCTTCTCCGTCACCCCGCGGTCGCTCGGGCCAGTAGGCTTGGCCGTCACTTCGGCGTCCTCGCCCAACAGCGACTGCAGATCGCGCGCCAGCTTGTTGAAGGTCTGCCACTGCAGCAACGGCACTACATGGTTGGGCTTGTCCTCGTCCCCAGGCTGCGGCGGATTCACGCGCCCTTCCCACTTCTGCAGCCATCCGGCGCAACGCTCGGCCCACCGCTGGTGAGAAGCTTTTGCCAGCAGGAAGTCCTGCTCGATGCGCGTCGAGAGCACCGTCTGCTCGGCATCGGACAACTCGATCTGGAACGATTTCGGCACTTACTTCCAGACCTTGAGCAGCTCGCTTCCAACCCAGCACGCCAGGCCGAAACACACCAGCCGGTTGCGCCAGGGTTCACCTGTCGTCCATGCGCCAGCTACGATGAACAGCACCAGCGCAAACACCAGAGCAATTGTTGAAAGCATTAATTCACTCCGTCGAATTCAAGCGTCATCTAGTCGTCATCCGGGTTCGTCTCCCGCGAGCCGTACTTCTGCACCTTCCACTCGTTGGGAGCGTTTAAACGCTGTGACCGGTACGCGAAGGCTTTGACCGCATAAGGCAATCCCTCGACGGCCAGGGCCACCCCGAAGACGTCGTCATCGTGCGTGACGCCCTCTTCCCGGCCGTTGGGCTTGCGCACGAATTCTCTGAGCTGCTGGATCGTCTCCGGATCGTGGAGCTGGATGGCGCCTTCCCGTAGCGCGCGATCGAGCCCTGAGATCAACACCGGCCGGAAGACCGTGTTGGTGTCGAATCCCAACTCTTGCAGGAGAGGCGTGCGCCGGTCGCTCGGGTCGCGTTGTTTCGAGTAGAGCAGCTCGAGCGGGTATTGCAGCGTGAGCAGGTTGCCGATTACCGCCTTGCCCACGGCTTTCTGCTCGGGGCAGATGAAAGCCCAGTTGTAGTATTTGCCCAGCCAGTAGATGCGCTCGGACCAGGGAGTCGGTTCGTAGCGCTCTTTCAATTTGGCGCACTCCTCGCCCGTGTTGATATCGAGCACCGTGGCCGAGCTGTAATCCGGATCCGAGTTGCCAGAGCCTTTCTTCGCCTGGGGATCAATACCCTCGGCGTGATCCACACCGATGCAATAGCGTCCGCCCTTGTACGGCGGCTTGTAGATCACCAGCTCGCCGCGGCCGTCTTCTGACTGCTGGAACTGAACGCGCTTCTCAACTCCATCGTCAACCACCTCGAGCCGGCCCCGCGGCGCGCCTTGAATGGTTCGCATGCGCGCCACCGCGGCCATGTCGAAGATCGTTCGACCGCTCGATTGGAAGGCTTCCTGCGGGTTGCCCGGGTGCTCCTGGCGGAACCGCTCAACCTTCCCCTCACACGCGGTTTCGATCAT